AAGAAGGACAGCATCATGGCAGGCATCAACAAGGTCTCGCACGGCGATGACGAGGTGTACGAGGCGATGACCGCTGCGATCCAGGGCGGCAACCTCGTGGTCCCGGCAGCCGGTGCGACCAACCCCGGCATCCAGGGGGCCGCGGTCGCTGGCGACGCGGCGATCAACGTCATCGGCGTGGCTGCTCGCGAGGCCCTGCCGGTCTCGCTTCAGACCACGACCGGCACGGACGGCGACGGCTACCCGTACGTCGCGCCGAACCAGGTGAACGAGTTGTTCACCGTCTACAGCCACGCCGTCGTGCCGGTGGTTTACACCGCCGCGGCGGTCGCCTTCGGGGCGGCGCTCTGCACCGCGGCCGGTGGCAAGGTCCGGGCTTGGGTCAGCGGTACCGACCGGGCCGATACCATCGTGGGCTTCTGCCGCGTCGTCGGGGGCATGTCCTCCGCTGGCGGCGTGGGTCTGATGAAGGTCGAGCGCTGACGCGCTTCTAACACAGGAGAGAAGGAAGAAGCACGATGGCAACCAACATCATCAGCGTGCAGGACGGCCCGAGGCTCACAGTCTCGATGCTGCTGAAGTCCCCCACGCTCATCCCGAAGCGCATCCTCGACATGATGGACCAGATGTTCCTGGTCGACAGCGTGCTGCGCGGAGCCCAGGACGCCCCCGGTGGGTCGGTCCTGTACTTCGAGAGCACCCCGCTGTTCTCCGCGGACGACCCGGCCATCATGGACGAGTTCGGCGAGATTCCGACGAGCAACGGCAGCCTGGGTACGCCCAAGGTGGTCCGTGTCGTTCGTCGGGCGCTCGGCCTGCGCGTCTCGAAGACGATGGTCGACCGCAACAACGTCGATGCCGTCAACGTCCAGGTCACCCAGATCAGGAACACGATGGTCCGGGCCTGGGAGGACGCCTTCTTCTCCGCGCTCATCGCCAACGCCAACGTCCAGGTGCTCGCCACCGACAAGGCGTGGGGTGCCTCGGGCTCTCACATCCGGCAGGACGTGAACAGCGCGAAGTACCTCATCAAAAACAGCGCGGCTGACGCGGCTGGCAAGCAGAAGTTCGGGTACGTCGCCGACACCCTCGTCATCTCCACGGAGACCGAGAGCGACTTCCTGGACAGCAGCGAGGTCAGCCTGCCCTACCTGGGCAACATCGCGGACGAGAACCTGCTCTACACGGGCAAGTTGCCGAACAAGTTCCTCGGCCTCGATGTCCTGGTGTCGTGGCGGCTCACGGCCTACGCGCCGTCCTCGGCCCTGGTCATCCAGCGCAAGGTGCTGGGCGGCATCTCGGACGAGCGTCCGCTTCAGGCCACGCCGATGTACGGCGAGGGCAACGGCCCGAACGGCGGTCCCACCGAGTCCTGGCGGACCGACGTGACTCGCGCCTCGGCGATCTTCATCGACCAGCCGAAGGCCGCGGTCATCATCGCGGGTGTCAACGGTGGCACCAACTCGGTGACCCTGGGTGGCCGTACCTTCAACCTCATCGCTGGGGTTGCGGAGACCTACCCGCAGGCTCCCGACGTGGTGGAGTGACCGCAGCAAGACCCCTCGTGAGGCCCGGAGTGCTAGTCTGGCTCTGGGCCTCACGGCCTTTCCACCCGACAAGAGGAGAACGTCATGGCAGGCAAGAGCACCGATGTCACGGAGCCCGAGGTCGAAGCGGCTCCCGAGAGCGCCCCGTCGCAGTTCGTGGTCACGGCCGATGCCGTCACCCTGTCGACCGGCGTCAAGAAGTCCAACGGGCGGCCGGAGGTGGTTCGCGTCCTGAAGGGCGGGATCATCAACGCCCCAGCCGACCACGAGAGCATCGTGACCCTGTTGGAGTCGCGCTGCATCGCGGTCTTCGAGGAGGGCAAGGCCGTCAAGACGGCCACCGCTCGGCTCGTGACGCGCGCGCTCGGCGGGCAGGCCGATCCGGTCCAGGCCCCTCGCGCGGACGTGCAGCCGATCGACGCCCCGGCGTCGGTCTGACCTGAGAGGAGGGCGGCACGATGGCCTACAGCACCGTTGCGATGGTTCGCTTGGCCCTCGTGCCGTCCTCCGATGGCACTCAGCCCGAGGAGCCGACGAACACCGCGGCCGACCTGAGCGACCTGCAACTGCAAGACGCGATCGCCGAAGCCGACAGCACGATCGACTCGTTCATCTCGAAGTTCTACGCCGTGCCGGTGGCCCCGATCATCGACGGGCTCGGCGAAGACGGCACGGTCGGGGCGATCCCGCACCCGATCGACTACTGGTCGCGCAACCTCGCGGCGTACAACGCCACGCTGTCGCTGCGCGGCTCCCTCGACTTCACCGACGACGACCCCGTGGCTCGCCGGTACAACGCCACGATGGCCGCGCTGAAGATGGTTGCCGCAGGGCAAGCGTCGCTGCAACTGCCGGACAACCGCTCGACCAACGCCTCCACCGGAGCCGGGTCGGCGATCAACCCGTACACCGGCACGCTCTGGTGCGCCGAGGACTTCAGCGTGAACCCCTCGATCAACCCGGCGTGGCCGGTCTTCCCCTCGTTCTTCGGCAACCCCGGAGCGGGGCTGTGAAGCGCTTCCGCGAGGGGCTGCGCGAGATCAGCGACCGAGTGGGCCACGGGAGCCTGAAGGGCTCGGTGGAGGTCGATCAGGTCTACGCCCACTATCAGCACGAGGGGCTGACCTTCCACCACCCGGACGGCGGCGAGCCGCTGTACCTCCTGACGCCGCTGTTCGCCAAGGGCACCCAGGACTACATGCACCGCCTGGCCGAGCGCGCGTTCCGGGACATCCACGGGGCGATGGTCGACAACATGGAAGACCTCTCGGGCGAGGTGTTCCTGCGCGCGCCCTGGGAGTTCGGCGACCTGCGCGCGAGCGGGCACCCCGTCGTGAGTGTAAACGGGGCGGTCATCTACGACCGTCGCCCGAACGTCGAGCGGCTGGGGCCGGACGACCTGCGGGTCAAGAGCCACCTCCGCGACCTGTTCGACCCCGACCGCTACGGGAGGCGATGATGCGGTATTCCGACGTAGAGTCGTTTCTTCAGGACGGCCTGACCGGGCTCGGCTACAAGCCGCTGCCGGTCTTCAGCCCTGGCCCCTCGCAACTGGTGGTCGAGCGCAAGGCTCCCGGCTCGATGGTCTTCGCGACCTTCGGTGGCGGGCTCGGGCCGACCTCGGAGGAGCACTTCGACCGGCCGTTCATCACCATCCGCGCGCTGGGCAAACAGCGCGACTTCACCGGAGCCGAGACGCTGGCGTGGGACATCGACACACTGCTGCTGGCGGTCGACGGCAATGCGATCGTGGGCACCGCCAAGGTGCTCTACATCGTCCGCACAGGGGGCGCTCCGGCGCTCGTGGACCACGACAGCGCCGAGAGGTACCATTTCCAGAGCACCTACATCGTCGAGACCCAGACAGGATTCTGACATGAGCGACAGCATCGACATCGTGGACGAAGCGCCCGAGCACCACGAGGGCTCAGTGGCCCTGTCCGGCGAAGGCAACCCGGAGGTCCCCTCCCCGAGCGGCACCTTCGTCCGCCTCCTCGGCCCGTTCTTCACCACCTCCTTCACGTTCACGACCGAGGCGGGCGCTACACTGGTCGTGAGCAAGGAAGGCGTCTACGTGCCCGACGAGGACGTAGCCGCACTGTTCGCGGCAGCCGCCGACAGCGGCGTCCACTTGGCACAAGGGAAGTGAGCAAGAGATGACCATCGGCAGCCTCTACAACGCCAGCAACGTGATCGTCGGGCAGGCTGCGGTGCTGTTCGCTCCCGCGAACACCGCCCTGATCCCGCTCACGGGTGCCTCCGGCTTCGACGTGACGGACCCGTTCGACTTCGTGCAGTGGTACGCCCAGACGCTCACCATCGCGGCCACCGCGACGTGGACGCTGACGGACGACGCCGGGCACACCACCTCCGCGCTGACACAGACCAGCACCTCGGCCGCAGTCGCCACCGCGCTGAACGCCCTGGCGAACGGCTCGACGTACGCCGTCGCCGGTGCCACGGGCGGCCCTTA